GAGATCTACACTCTTTCCCTACACGACGCTCTTCCGATCTCATGTTCTGGTGCAGTTCCATCTGCCCCTGCTTTACCTTCTGCAGGTACATTAATTGTCTCTTTAACTACTGTGGTAATGCCGTCCTTACCATCTTGTCCATCCTTACCATCTTTACCGGGAGTAGTGTTGAGCTGCTTGATTAGCTTCTCTAACACCTGCTCTGGCTGTACTCTTTTAAGTGCCATGCTACACCTCTGTCTTGTTGCCTTCCGCATCTACTCTAAACAGCGTGCCATTCTCATCCTCAAACAAGCCACCCTTGGCAGGTGTTAATCCTGCACTGAGTACTAAGTCTTCTTCAGCCTTCTCTACCTCTCCTTTAGGTGCTAATGCTTCCATTCTGCCTACTAATCTAACTGCTCTGTTCTTCACCTGCTTGAACCACTTGCTATCTTCCATCTCAACTGCTGCTGTAGCCCAGTCTTCAATCTCTATAGCTGCCCACATCTTCTTGAACCCTAGCAATCGTTTCTCACCAAGGTTAAAGCTCATGTTCAGGAGGATGTCATACACCTCATCTGGTACATGTGTTGCTTTCTTCTCAAGTATGTTAGTTAGTGCCTCATCTGCTATCAGCATGTCAGCATTAAACCACTTATCCACTTGTTCAGGTGGTATGATTGTACCTTTAGGGTACATCTTCTTCTCTTCCTTGTTAAGTAAGTGTCCTCTGCCTCCTGTTAAATGCTTCTCAGTGTCCTTGTATGATACGTGGTTGCCATCTTTATCTTTCCTGACCCCTTCATCCTTCTTAATGATTACCTCTTCCCTAAGTGGCTCTGGTGGCTCCTCTTCAACTTCTTCCTCTGCAGGGAGGTTGCTAAGAAACCCTATCATCTCCTCATCTGAGGTGTCTGCAGGGAATTCATACTCCTGCCCCTCAAATGCTATACGGTTGCTTGTACCTTCGCTGCCAAAAACTATAGGAGTTTGAGGCTGCTTAATAGGTGTGTCTATTGTTGGCACTTCTACGGGACGTTCTCCCGGTGTTGCTATAACTGCCATGCTAAGACCCGTCCCCAAAACCAAGAGTACCATCATCATTACGAATAACTTTGCGTACTTCATTCGTCTTCTCCTGTGGCTTCATTGCGTCACTAGCTGCTGTGGATACTACGCCCCAGTAATGCTGTGCACCTTGATACCTAGCTGCAGGAAGTATACCTGCTCCATTGTACTTAGAGGAGATGCTGTTAGCTCTGTTAAATCTATTAATAAAGTTACTAAGCTTACCCTCTGCTAAACGGGCATCACGACTAACAGTGCCAAAACCTTCTACAGGCTTGAGGTCTAGCACGCCATCTTGTGTCATCTGTAATCTTTCCACTGGTAACTCAGGGTCACCTGCTAAGCGAAGCAGTTCATTGGATAGTCCTGCAGTGGTACTAACCTGCATGTTAATGAATGCAGCCTTAAGCTTGTTGCTTACTGCTGTTGCTTGTAGTACTTTGTTGCTATTAAAGCTTGACCATGCTAACTCATCACCACCATACTTCTTGATGTCTTCTAGTGCTGCAATTTGGAACTCTTCCTTAATGTCCGGGGTACTCAGTGCAATGCCTGCGGCTACTACACGTTCCTGCTTCTCTTTCTTAGTCTCAGGCTCAATGGCACCACCAATACGGGAGTACTGCTTAGGGATATTCTGTAAGTCAAAGCCTATCTTAGCATCTGCATTCAGTTTAGCCACAAGAGCTTTACCCTCTGCTGTTCCACCTGCTTTAGCTGTCCACTTAACCATATCTATGAAGCCACGGCTACCACCGATGGCATAAGCCATTACATAGTCCGGGTTATTCAGTAGGCTGTTAATAGTGCTGTCAATAATCACACCATTATACTGGCTCAGTACTGTCTGCATGGTGTTATCTTCAATCATGCTGATAACTGTATCTCTCAACGTGTTCATTGGAGCAAGCTCTGCTTGTACTGCTGTACCTGATACGTTAACGCCATTAACCTTAGACATTATGTTAGCTGTTGCTTGACCGAACGATTGGTTTATACGGGCTACTAGTAAGCGTTTCTCGTCAACTCCAATAGTACCACCTGCCACTGTAATCTGGTGTACTTCAGACATTACATCTGTGATAATACCCGCACCTTTGACAGCAATATCTTTACTCAGGGTGTTCAGGGTATATGTACCACGCTTAGCTTCAAGGTCATACTTCTGTTCTTCAATTTTAGCTGTCATAGCAGAGTTGTTCATTGCTACAATCTTCTCTTTAGTTGTGCCAAACTTAATAGCCTCAATTTCAAGAGCTTCATCTGCTTTCTGAGCAGCTGACTTACCTCCACTGGTACTCAGTAGTTGTGCGAATAGAGTTTTCTGTGGGTCTTGCCCAGTTGCATCTCTCATGGCACCACGTATCTCTGCTTCAAACTCAGGAGCATTCTTGATAGCTTTATTTTGTATTAACTCCAAGCGTTCAAGTGCATAAGTTTGTGGCAGTCTACCATTAGTTGCAGCATCCTGAATAAGAGTGAACTCCTTTAATGCTAGTGCTACTTGCGGATTGGCTAAAGCCTCCTCACTAAACACAGTGTCCTGAATAGAAGGAAACCTTGTCGCTTTAAGTGCAAGACTCACTGCTGCTATCTTACCTGACACATCATCCACTAGTTCATCTTCATGAGCCTGCGTGATTAGAGGTATAGCTAGGTTTGCTGTAGTAACTACTGCATCTGCTATGCCAGTGTCCGGGGTGAAACCACCCCTTAACTGCACTGGTGCAATATCCGCTACGTTGCCTGATGTGGCGAACGGTGCTTGTGCCATTATTTATTCTCCTGTTCTAACGTGCCTTGGAAAGGCTGCACGATAGCTTGTTTGTTAAATACTTTACCGAAGTTAATGCCAGTATCTAGCATAACACCTTCAGTTAATTTCTCAGGTACTGTGGTATTAAAGAACTTCAACAGTTCACGTTCTTCTACAGACTTAGCATCATTAAAGATTGCATTCTTAACACGCTCACTGACACGTTCCACTAGCAGTGGATTATCAAATGATTCATGTACTATTTGTACAACATTGCTCACGGATTGTGCATACTTAGGGTTCATATCATGAGTATAAACATATCTATGGTATGCTGCAATTATAGTCTGTGCTGCAGCATTAACTTTCTCGTCATTGTTCCTGTTAGTCTGTTGTACTAATCGTGTCCTAGTTTCACGGGTTAGACCAAAGCCTAGTGCTACACCCATCTTGTCAGAGAAGTTAAAGCCGCCTTCGTCTGTGGTATCAATAACAATTCTGCCCCTACGGTCAAGTATCTTGCCCGAGTTATGCATCATAAGTGCTTTCATTATACTACGACTACCTGATGGTATAGTAAGCATTAATGTAGCGATGTCTGCTGCTGTAGCTATCATAGTAGGCTCCTGTATTACAGTCTCACCACTACGGTCATGCATTAGTAGCGGCTCTAGCTCTGCTAATGAGGTGAATGCCTGTGACTTAGCTACCATTAGTGCTGTGCCAACTGCCTCCTCTACACGCTGTCCTGTTGTACCAGTTACTGCTAATAACTTAGACCACATAGGGTCTTTACTTGTCACAATTTCCTTCATGGTTTCAAAAGTACCACTGAACAATGATGCTCTGCTTGCAACTTCCACATTAGCACCAAACACTTCTTTAACTAGTGTACCCACTGCACCTTGATTAAAACTGTTTGCCATACTGTCATCAGGTTCAATACCCAACCACTCAAAGAAGGCAGGAGCTGCGATATTAAGTATAGGCACACCTGCTGCACCGAACATAGCAAACTGTCCTGCTGCTATACGTTTCTTCTGTGCTGTACTAAAGCCCCCCTGCTTCTGTCCTTTAAGCGATAGCTCTACTGTCTTGGCTAGTACCTGTTGGAACTGTCCTGTAATAGATAATACACGCTGTGGTGCTGAGGTTCCTGCGCCACCTTGCCACCATGCCTTGTTAGCTGCGTTCAGCTCAAGCATAGTTTTGTTAGCTTCCTGCACAACTTCAAGTAACTCCTTGTTACCTAGTGTAGCGCTCGGATTAGCCTGCTTCCATCTGGTGTATGAGGAGATAAAGCTAATACGTCTGTTAGTTAATTCACCTGCTCTGTAGAACAGCAATGAAGCGTTACTACCTTTACGCATTATGTCACTAGTTATGCCAATACCTGTACTGGACATGTAATTCATATCAGCGTTGGAACGTACAGAGTCATATAACCCTGACCTTCTCCAACCTTCATACATTTCCTGCTGCTGCTTAGTAACTTGTTTGGTATTAATCATACCTTTAAGCACCTTGCTAAACGTACTGGCATTCCGTACATTATCAAGTACTGTAAACCGTGCAGTATCTGCAATGATTCCCGGTATACTCTTGATAGGAACCAAAGACAATGCCACTGTTGCAGCTGAAGCCTGAACGTACACCTGAACGGGAGCCATAGCACCCAACATAACGTGCATGTTAGCTGTTAGCACTGCAGACACAGGGTCAGCATGCTTAAGCCATAGTGCATGTGGTATAGATTCCTTTTGTATGCCCATTCTGCGTGCACCATTCAACATAAAGTCATGATACTTCTGCATCATACCTTCAAACAAGCTTTCTTGTCTGCTTGGTACACGATTCCATGTGTTAATCTGTTTACGCATGCGGTCTAAGGCTTTGCCTTCAGGAGTAGAAGGTAATGCTGTACCGTTGAATCCTTTAATCTCAATTGAGTTGTCCATTTTACGCACAGTGTTCATCCACTGCTGCTCTTGCCCAATTCTCCACTCGTTACGTGTCACTGCTCCACCAATGTGGTCAATATAACGGCCAAACGCCTCACCCGGAGCCATACGCTCAATAGGAACACCATCCAATCCCATCAGTAAGTCGTCTGCACTACGTGTACCAGTGTATAGTCCTCCTGTGCCGCTGAGAGCGTTCTCCATTCTCTCCATCTGTGCCATTTTGCTACCATCTGCTACTTCAAACAGCTGTGCAACTTCATCGTGTGTTTTCTCAGGGTTCTTAGCTAGTATCTTCTGTATCTGACGTTCTTGGAATAACAAAGCGTCTGCGTTAGAACTAAATGCTCTAAGAGCGGTGTCTTGGGTTGCACCTTTAACACCTGCTTTCTCGATAGGCATCTTACGTTTAACTACAAACTCAACACCTTCATTAATCTTAGGAACATAGCCGTTCTTATAATGTAATACTTGGTCTGGTAAGTTCTTTAGACTCTTTGGGTCTAAGAAGATATACTCAACATGTTCACCACCACGGGCTAAATCACCTGCACCTGTTACGTTCCAGTCATTACGAGAGCGTACTAATACTTTGCCTGATGCGTACTGCGCATCAATAAGTTCAGTGGTTAGTTCCGCTGTCTCATCAAGGTTGGTAATGTATGCGTTACGTCCCGGCTTCTTAGCCACGGACATAGCTGCTGCTAATGGAGTGTCAAATGTCTTAAGAGACAAGCCTTGACCTTTTAATGTAATCGAACTATTGAACCCACCAATCTGTAACTCTCTACGGGTAACGTAGTTCTGTATACTCCACAAGTTATCAGCGAAAATTCTACGTTTATAGTAGGCTTCAATCTCGTTCTGTTTAGTTAGGCGTACAGTTCCATTCCTAGTATTAATGCCTGCAATGAGTTCATTTTCCGTGAAGACCTTACCGCGCACCTGACTACCCTTATTAATGTATTCATCTCCTGCAAGCTCAATTGACTCAATCCTAGCCCTGCCTTTAGTGCCCCCAATTCCTGCGATTCCTTCATTGGCTTCAATCCACTGCTCGTTGACTCGTTGCTTGTTAGTAACTGCGACATCTTCAAGGGCGATTGATTGTTTAGTTGCGTCGTTGAAGTCAAGTGCACTTCCCTTACCAGTGACTGAGGCTGCGGCAGGAGACTGTCCTGCAATGCTGCCGCTACCGGGTTTAGATAGAAGCGCAACTGTCTCTTCGAACAGTCCGTTAGCTTCATTGACTCGCCAACTTCTGAATGCTGTGTGAGTTTTGGGCTTGAGGTTGGTAAGTTTTCCTGCTTGTTCAAGTTCAAGATGCTTGGTGTTCTGTAAGACAAACTCATAGGTAAATCCTGCTTCATCAATGGACTTCTCAATGACTCTTACATCCATAAGGCTTATGCCTTCTTGTAATAAGTCTTCAGCTTTTAATTCCATATCGTTATAAAAGTTACGTACAACTAAGGCACGTTCTGATTCTTGAATAACACCTAAGTTCAGGAGTTCTGACTCTGATGTCATGCTACGTACAAAGCCCTGTCCTTTACGGATGAAGGCATTCATTGCTTCTGCTGTCTCAGGTACTAATCCTTCAACAAAGTCAGGAGTAGCTGCATCAGCTCTCATAGGCATGGCATTTTTGTAAGCACCATCACTAGGTAGACCATATGCTTTGGCTACGCCATCATCCATCATAGCGGCTAGGTTCATGTGCGCTGCAGCTTTCTTATCCCCTGCTTCAGCTACAACTTTAACTGGGTTATTCTTTCTACGTAAGTAATCCCCTGCGTTAGCAAGGATACCTTCCATGTTCTTACGAGTTTCAGGAGTAAGCTTAGTAATCTTAGCTAAGCGTTTACCTGCCATGGCTGCTGCTGTTGCAGATGGACGGGTTGCCGCTGCTATTTTAGCACCTTTAGCAATGGCACCAAATGGTAGAACACTGGCTACATCAATGCCACCTATGATTTGAGTCTCAAGGGTTGCACGTTCTCCACCTTCCGGCTCCAAGAATCTTAATAAGATACCTGCTGCATTGAGTACGTTCTTATCAGACTTAAGGAATCCTGTTCCAAAGGAGTAATCAACACCTGTAGCTTTCAGTACTGCATCAACAAGGGCAGGCATAAGGACTTCTTTACGCTCTGTAGGAAGCGCTTGCCACGTTGCAATCATTGTACCTATGCTGTTGCCATCAATAACATCTTTAAGGTCAGGATGCTCACTTATATTGGCTTTAACGTCACTATAATCAATTCCATTACGGAACGGTACGAAGTTACCTGTGATATTAGTCACTGTATCCCACATACCTGCCTCATCTAAGAGTGCTGATATTTCATTATGAGCAGCAAGGCTGAATGCTAGCTCTTTCTGCACTGCTTCCTCTAAAGGCGTAGTTGTAGCACCACGAATAACTGCCAACTCTGTGGCTACGGGGCTAAGTCTAAATTCATTCACTTGTGTTTGTGCTGTCACTACTTGTTCAAGCACCCCGGGCATATCATTAGGACTAATCTCTTGGAAGCTGTCCCCAACTGCTCTAATCTCTCCATCTATCTCATCATACTTCTTGGAAGCAGCAACGGACAAAGCCGCAGTAGAATCAAAGTCTGCTGCAGCTAAGTTAATTGTTTGTATGTCAGTAGCCTTCCCCTGTATCATTGCATTCTGCGTAGCAAGGTCTGCCTGCTTGGCATTCCCTACTGTCAGTGCATCATCAAGAAGGAACGGCATACTGTCTGGTTCCATCAGGATTTCGGCATCGAGAGAGGAGACATCCCTGTCTAGCACTTTACCAAAATCGTCTGCGTTCATTATGTCATTAGCCATGCTATGATACCAAGTTTGTTAAGGCAGCTACTGCTTGTGGGTTCTGTGAAAGTCCACCTGCTATGCTAGTAACGGCACCAAAGGTAGCTTGATTGCCTTGCGCTCTACTTATATCATCAGCAAAGCCTGCTTGGAATTGCTGTCCTGTGAACTGTAAGTTAGAGAAGCCAATGCCTGAAGCTGTGCCACTTACAACACCTGCTGCTGCACCTTGCACAGCTGTACCACCACTAACTCCTAACTGAAATCCTGCAGCTTGTTGCTGTGCTACCTGAATACGGGAGGCAGCAATGCCACGCTTAACATTTCTACGTCTAGTTATGGCAGCTATCTTGTTTGTTAATCTATTCTGTTTACGCTGCGCCCTACCTATCTTACGCTGCTCTCTAGCTCCTGCAAATGCGCTTATAACGCCTACTACTGCTAATGCTGTTGCCATTATAGTTCCTTAGTTACTGAGTATTCAGTATGTTGGTATTGTTTATGTTCTATATAGTTCTTCATTGCCTCAAAGTCAGGCATGTTTGGATTGAGTCCTATGGTCAAGAACCTTATACCATTAGCTTTTAAGTCAGCCTCAATATAGGCTATTAAAGCACTAAAAATCCCGGAGCTTCTGTACTCAGGAGATATGTAAAATGAATCTGTTACTGCTTGCATCTGGTCACGGTGATGTATCATTTCAGTTGCCATGATTATCATGTTACCTGCGTACTTGTCATCTACATACGCTGCATAACAGCGGCAGTAGCCTGCATCTTGTGCGGATTGGTATACATCTTCCATCAAGTCCATGTTTAAATTAAAGTTCCCGAACGGAACCTCCGCAAGGTGTTTCGCGGGTTGGTTATTCATTACAGTTATAATGTCTTTGACA